AGTTGCTTACGGTCATCGGCAAACTCAACAAGTTCAACAGCTAGTTGTTCAGAGATCATGCGATCTACTGCTTCAACCATTGCTGACTTATCGTGTTCGTATTTTTGTGCAAATTCTTCGCGTAATTGTTGAGCGACCTGTGTACGAGCTTCGTTTACACGACTCTCGAAAGCCACTTCAATAGACTCTTTGATCTCTTGTGAAATCACGTTGTTTTCAAATAAACTTTTTAGCGCATCCAACATGTGATTCTCCTTATTATTGGAGTTTGTTTATTATTGATAATAAACTCTCTTTGAGATATTTCTGTGCTTTAGGATCACCTTTCACCTCTTGCGCTATGCGTAAGGCATTTAATCCTCCTCGACTATTAATCAAGTGTTCATAAATTGGTGTAGGATATGCTCCTGGAGCACTAGGTTGAGCTACCATATCTACTGTGATAATCTCAAAATCTGATACTTCACCGGAACCGTCATCTTTGACGTTTCCAGATCCGCGTGAACTGACACCCAACTTGACTCCTGACTCTAACATAGTACGAATCAATTGTCCCATTGGGGTTGGTAAAATTTTCAATTTACCATAACCATTAGGACCGTCCATCCACATATTTGTTATCATGTGTGATACACGGTCCAGGTTAATTTTTAGATCATCTGGATGATCCACTTCTCCGAGTACTGAATAACCGTTCTGAATCTGATCGTTTAGGGTTTTGACAGCCTTGCCAATCTCATTCACAGGGTAAACACGCTGGTTAGCGTTACGAATACCGCCCTGGATGCAAATCCCAGACATGTATAAGTTTTTCCCATCTTTGTCATCAGACTCAACGATCATTTTTGCTTCGTTGAAACTGAGATTCTCTCGGAGATATAACATATTTTTCAATGTATTCTTCTATTACTTAGCGCGGCTTTTTAAACCGTTGATAGGGCTACCTGCGCTCTTATCACCGTTGTCGCCTGAGCCTTTTCTTTCTGCACCATGGCCAGGTTCTTTCTTCTTGAACGCTGTCTTACCTGCGTTGCCGCCTGGTACATTAACGTTGCCAAAGTTTTCTTCTTTAGTACCTGGGTTTAACAATCCGCCCTTTGTACCGCCGTTGCCTGATTCTTCTCTGCTGCCGGCCATTAAGTTTGCGCCGCCCATTCTATTTGGCTTTGCAACTACTGACTTTGTATTTTGACCATTGTCGCCGTGCTTTGGTGATGGAACTTTGTTCTTGTACTCTAACATTAGTTCTTCTTCTTCACCCATTGGCTCCATTGCCATCATGTCTTCGCCTTCTTCTGGCATTACGTCCATGTCGTCCATTCCGCCCATGTCGTCACCGCCCATGTCGTCATCGCCGGCCATTAGTTGTTCAAATTCTGCTTTTAATTCTTCTAAAGCGTCTTCTAGATCTAAAATACGATCTGATTGTTCTGCGTCATCCATAGAACCTTCGTCGCCTTCTTCGTCGTCGCCGAAATCTAATTCGCCTTCTTCGTCATCCGACTCTTCTTCGTCGCCCATATCTGCGTCGTCTTCTGCATCGTCAGCTGGCTCTTCGTCGTCAGCTGGCTCTTCTTCGCCAAATGCTTCTTGAGCATATGGATTGCCCGTGTCGCTTGCTTCGAAATCTTCAGATAGTAACTCTTCATAGATTTCACGTGATTTAGCAACTACGATGTTGTGGAATATTTCTTTTGCTGTTTCTTGATCTTCGTTAATCAAAGCTTCAAGCATTGCTTCAAATTGAGCGCGGTCAGTCATGTTTATTCTCCTGTGATTTGTGATACAAGGCTGTAATATATTTACACTTTAATTACAAAAGTGGGTAGATATAGTATAAATTTAGCCTTTTTTATACTATATTTTAATTATTGTGGTGCGGCCGGTGGTGCGGCATACATTGAATGTATGAATTCTAATTCGTTTTCTTGTTCCAGAATATGTGCTTCACTGCTTTTTCTAAGTTCGTTGATTTGTTTTAATGTTAATCTAGTCTTGCGTGTGTCGTCGGTACGCAACATAGTATCGTCACGCTGAGGACTATAACGCAACTCATTACCTAAGTCGCGAGTATTTGGATCAATATAAAACAATTCTCTAAGTATCATCTTGTATTTATGCGGCAGGTGCAGTTGCCGGGCCTGCTGGTGCAACTGGTGGAGCAACACTACCGTCTTCAGGCATTGCGTCTTCCATGTCTTCTGGAGGAGTCATATCGCCAGCGGCTCCTAAATCGCCTTCTATGCCAGCGGCACTTAGTCCTGCGCTACGTAATTCTCCGGCAGCATCGGTACTAGTTGGTTGTCCTTTGCCACTCTCTTCACCCCATAAGCGTTCGTTTTCTGCAATTTCTTCGTCCGTAAGTCCTAAGAAACGTTTTAATGCAAATCGTTTGCTCATATAAGGAACTGCTTGTACTGTATTAAATGTGTTAATACGTTCAGCATCAATGCTGGCTTGCTTACTACTTGCAAAGTTTAGTGGCGGATTAAACTTTAATTCAAACAGGTTTGCATCAATATTCATGCCTTTAAAATACATGAATCTCTTGAATTCTACGTCGAAAACAGTTGCTACTAGTGCTTGTAATCGTTCACAATACTTGTTAAAACGTAGTTCTTGAATGTATGCAGTGCCTACACGACCATCATTGAATGATGCTTGACTATCGTCTGCGCCTGTTGGTAAGTAGCTACTTGGAATGCGTAAACCGCGGAATAATTTATTAGTAAAATACTTTAAATCGTCAATTTCACCAAGATTTGTGCCGCCGGCCAGTGTTTCTACTTTACTTCCACGACCTTCAGCAGTTGTTGGAAAGAAGTAATCTTCGTTAATGCTTAACGGATTGTAAGCTGAATCAATAACGTTTTGGCCACCGCCCGACTGACTCGGAATTCTGCGTTGATGTATTTCATTTTTAACACGTTCCACGAAGGCCATGGCCAAGTGACTTGGCATATTACCCACGTCAATATGAAATACTCTGCGCTCTGGAGCACGTTGTATACGATAGATTAAAATAGCATCTTCCAACAATTCTTTTTGCTTGTACACTTTAAAAATATTTTCAAGTAAGCTATTACCAAAAGGAAAATTGTTGTCCAAGCCTTCACTTAATGACAAATGAATAACATGTTCTGCATCGATAGCATGTTCAGTTTCGCTGATGCCGAATCTATTTGAACCGCCACTTACTGGAAAAGATCCGTTTGTGCCCTTGCTTGCGGCCATGCCGGTCAGGCCGCTGTTAGGTAGGCCGCCGCCAGAATTTTTAGGATTAATATTAGCGGTAATTTGAGTTGCAACTAAATTCATAAAGTTAGGAGCAAGATCTTTAACTATGTACTGTTCTGGTTTCTTACCGTCACTTTCGTTGACAATAACTTTAAGTAACTTGCTAGGATCCATCCAATTCCATTTTTGCGTTTCAGGATCTCTAATAAAGAAACAATCGCCGTACTTAAATGTATTACGTAAAATTCTAAAAATTCTAATGTCAAACTGTTGCAACTTAACCCACTGTTGCAAGTACTCTGATAAAATTCTAACTTCACTGTTAGTGCCTTTACTTCTCCAACTTATTGAAAACGGACTCTTGCCATCTTTAAGTTTTTGTGTACAAAATTCTGCAAGAATATCCAGGGCCGCATTGACTTCTGGATCGCTGTCCATGACTTCATATTGTTGATAACGTTCAATACGGTTTGGACTACCTGTATAAACATCGGGCAAGTAGTTACTGTAATTTGTCTGGCTTGGACCCGGCCGACTGGTACCGCCCATATTGCCCGAAATAGGGCTAAGGGACGATGATACATCCGTTGGCGTAAAGTATTTTTTCCATGACATATTAGTATTCTATCCTTAACCGAATCTATTACCAGACAATCGTTTAGTAGCTTTAACTTGCTTGCTTGCTGTTTCAACCGTCTCGGCGCTGTGTTCTATTAGTTGACGTATGCTTGTATTTAACTGAATTAATTGCTCGTTGAGATCATTTAGGCCGACTTTATTGGACTGTTCTTCAAAGTTTGGTTCTTCGGTTGCATATTCAGTTTCTTCTGGTTCTGTTGTAAGTTTATTATTCTTAACAGCTGATAACTTGCTAGATATAGATTCTGCAGATTCGGATTCTAAATCATTAATTGTAGTTCTATTAATGCTAGGTTCCGCCGCAGTATTAATCCTAGTTCCAGCACTAACTCTTGCTGATAAGTTAGCAGTAGCTTCTTGCATTCGTGCTTCTAATGCTTTAGCTTGAGGATTATCTCGCATGGCTCGAACAACATCCATAGGTTTTGCACCTTCACCCAAGTTACTCTTTACCTGAGTTCGAATATCATTCTTCTCGTTTTGAAATTGTGATTTTATTGCTTCTAATTCTTTCTTAGCGGCTTTAGCATCATCATTTTCAACCATTGATCTAGTTGTGGATCCGCCGCCTGTAACTGAACTAATTGTTGTTGTAATTTCTTTTAGTCCACTGGTAATTTTAGAAACATCAAGTCCTCCCGATGCTGGTTGTTTAGTTGTTGCTGATTTCATTACATCGTTAATAGCATTGCTGGCTGATCCGGATAATAAATTCTTTAATTGTTCTGGTGTTACAACTGTTTCGCCTTTGTGTAATTTTGCCACAATATCTTTGGGTTCACTAACTTGCCCTATTTCACCTAAGGTACCGTGCTCACGTTTAGGGCCTGGGCCAGCCGCTTCAAGTTCTTTGGCTATTTTGGGTGTTGCGCCCGGCGCTACTTCTTTTATTACTCTATCGCCAGCAGCCTTAAATCGTTTATCGGACTCATCTTGATTTGTGTTATTACCAAATGCTCGTTGAAGTGCTCCAGTAACTGCATTGATTTTTTCTGGACTTTGTCCTAATTCTTGATTAAGTTTTTGTAATGCGCCGCTTGCCGAAGCGGCATTCATTCTTGCAGATTCGTAAACCTGGTTAAGTGCTTGAGTAGCTCGGGCACCTTCGTTTTGCGTTCCTGGTGCGCCATATGGGCGGTCTCTGCCTGCTTGAGTTCTTCCGCTTATGGCTGCATCACCTAGTCCAACTAGTTGTGCTTGTTGTGCTTGTTCAGGACTTAGGCCAGTGGCTCTCTGGGTTGCACCTTGGCCAAA